ATGGGCAATAGAAAGCTGCAGCGTCAATTTCGCCTTCGCCTTTATAACCAACTAATACTGGTGTTGAATCTGATGCATACTGGTCAACAAATACACGTACTGTATTGTTCAAAGTACCAACGAATTTAGTGTTAGTTGGAGCTTCGAAAGGACCTTCAGTTGTTCTTGCAAACGCTGAAGTTGTCGCTGATTGTAGTACAGTTAACATAGTTGGTGAAACAACTACGTAGTTACCTGCGCCTCTACGTGTACGTGCTGCAATTAAGTTTGCAGAACGGTTGATTAAGATCGCTAACGCTGCGTGTTGGTCACCTACGAAAGTAGCTGTACCTGTTACTGCGTTTTGATCGTATGTATCAGTAGCAGTACCTGCTAATGAACGTAATGAAGTTAATACTTCTTGATCGATTTCAGCAGTAATTTCTTGTGCAAGTGCTTGCATAATTTCTGCTTCAACGTCTAGACCGTGCATTGAGTTAGCATCTTGTGCTGCTTCAAAAGTCCAACGTGCTGATAATTTACGTGTTTTAGCTTCAACAGTTTGTTTTAGAACTTGGATAGACATTTTTCTGCCTGCCGCTGCTTCTAATGAACTTGTTGCTGCTGGTCCACCAGTTGCCGCATCACCTGAGTAACCTTTTGCAATTGCAAATGGGCTCAATGCTTCGTCACCAGCTGCAACGCCTGCTGCTGCTTCTGAATAACGGATACGTAATGTGTGGATCTGGCCTACTGGACCAGTCATTGGTTGAACACCAACTAATTCGTTTGCAATAACCGTCGGCATTACACGTCTGATTACTGGTAAAATTACTTTGTTTAGTGTTGCGATGTTTCCTGACATAGTTGTGCCGGCTGCTGCTGATTCTGAAAGATAGTTCTTAGTATTCTCAAGAACTGATTCCATTACCACCTTTTTATTGCCGTCTAAACCGTCAGTTAGAGCGTCTTTAGTTACACCCCAATTTTCAAATAAGTTTTGTGACATGGTATACTCCTTAATTTTTAATGATACCTGCTAATTTTTTAAGGTTAATAATTTCAGCTTCATTGCTAGTTTCCTGCACTGTTGCTTGTTTATTACCTGTGATCTCAGTCGTCTGAGTCTCATTTAGCTGTGTTGTGTTTGCTTTTGCTGTAGTTACTGTCTCATTTAACACTGTTGGCAAGTACTTATTAAATGCTGCCTTCAGTTTTGGTGTATTAACTGATTCAAGTAAGTTTGTCATTAGCTTACGTTTGTCTTTTGACAAAGGTGCTAGTAAGTCAGCCATAGCTGATTCACGAGCCCGGCTTTCGTTAATTTTAGCAACTTGTTTAGTCGCTACTACTACCTGAGCCTCTTTATCGTTGATCTCTTTTTGTGATTCCTCTAACTGAGTCTTCACTTCTAAAAGTTCTGATGAAAGTTTAGAAATATGCGTGCCTTCTGCAAGGTGTGATCCCATAAATTCTGCTGCAAATGTTTCGAATATTTTGCGGCCGAACATGTTCTCTTTAGCGGATTTTATATCCTCTTTAAGCATACCTAGTTCTGTTTTAATTGTAGATTCTACAATTTCAGCTAGTTTGCCTGAAGATTTGTCAATAAAGTCTGCTTTTGCTTTAGCAATCATATCTTTACCTTCTGCGACAAGTCTAACCTTTTGTTCAATAAGGTCTTTCTTATCATGGTGGAATTCGTTAAGTTCTGAAGTAAGTTGTTCCATTACGAAATCTTCTAACTGCTCGAAGTTACCTTCTTGTAGTTTTCTATCTTCGCGTAATTCTGTAACCTCTTTTTTTAATGTTTCCATTACAAAACCATCAAGTAATTCAGCATGTTCTGAAACTTTACGTTTATACTCTACCTGAGCCTCAACTGCTGCTTTTTTATCTGCTTGGAATTCTTGCAATTCGCCTTTAATTGTTTCTGATAACATTGCATCTAGTGCGGACACCATTTGCTCTTTATCTGTTTCATAGCGATTTGCGAATTCTTCGCGCAATTCAGTTGTAATCTCTTCACGAGTTTCGTCTAGTTTTTCATTCCATGCTTCGGAAAGTGTTGAACGCACTTCCTCACTTAGGACTTCTGAACTTAGGAGTTGTTCTATTGCATGAGCCATTACTTTCTCCTAATATCTAGTGATTCAATGAACTTCAATACCTCTTCCTGGAGGTATCTTTGTGCTGTAGCATCGTTATTATTTGCGGCGGCAACGTCGAGTAAAATATTCCCTCTTTTGCCATTCATAATTTGTTCGTAAAGTGGATCCGGATACGCATCTGGTGCGCTAGGGTTAGCAACTATATCGACCGTTTGGATCTCAAAGTCACTTACATTTCCACTCTCGGTTACATTACCACTACCGCGTGATGATACACCAAGTTTAACGCCATTCTCTAATAGGGTAATACATATCTGCCCCATTGGAGTTGGCAACAATTTTAGTCTTCCATAACCATCGCTACCTTGCATCCACATACGTTCAATCATATGTGAAACACGGTCCAAATTAACTTGTAAGTCATCTGGGTGGTCAGCTTCGCCTAATACTGTAAAACCCTCGTCAATCTTACCTTGAACTGAATTAACAGCCTTAGTAATTTCGCTGACGGGGTAAACACGTTGGTTCTGATTTTGTTTAGCACCTTGTACAAAAATACCTTCCATGAACAGGCTTTTGCCACCCTTGCCGTTATCCACGGCTTCGGTGACCATTTTAGCTTGATCGAATGTAAGGTGTTCTTTAAGTGTAAACATTACTCAGCTTTACCTTTTTTCTCTGCGCCATGTCCTGCTGCATTTGGTGATAGCTTTGCGCCGTCTCCAGGATGTGCAACACCCATGTCTTTAGCAGAATTGTCTGATAAACCTTTTGATGAACCTTTGCTGTCTTTTGTCATATCAACGGTTGTGCCGCCCATATCATTTTTACCTGCAACAGGTGATGCTTTACCATCATCGCCGCCTGTGTTAGCTGGTGCGCTAACTGCTTTAAGTTCAGCTGCTTCATCTAATTCTGTTTCGCCTTCTTCGCTTTTGTCTGCTTCTTCAGTAAACGCTTCTTCCATTTCTGGTTCTGCTGGCATTTCCATATCCATGTCCATGTCTGCTTCGCCTTCAACTTCATCATCGCCCATTATTTTAGCAAATTCTGCTTTAAGGTCGTCTAGTGCGTCTTCAACGCTAACTAGTTTGTCTTCAATGTCGCCGTGCTCTTCTTCATGTTCGTCTGTTTCGCCGTCCATGTCAAAGTCTGGTGCCATTTCTTCGTCTCCGCCTAGCTCTTCAGCAGCTTCTAAGTCGTCCATTTGGTCGTCTTCAGCTTCACCGAAAGCTTCTTCAGCTTCGATTTCTTCTTCATCTGTTTCGATGTCATCTAGGAAATCATCAGCTTCTTCATTGCCGATAGCTTCTTCAATTTCTTCTTCTGCTACGCCATCTTCAACGATTTCATCTGCTTCGACGATATCATTCCAGATTTCACGTGCTTTTTCAACGAAAGCCTCATGTAATAGATCTGAAGCTGATGCTTCGTCTCCGTTCACTAAGCTCTCAATGATCTTTGTATAACGATCTCGAGTACTCATTGTTTGTTCTCCTTTATTCAACCGATTTAATATTATAGGTTATAACATATATATTTAAGAAGTCTTGGTGTAGACCAACATATAATACATAAAAAACCGCACTTTTGATACGGTCAGTATTATATTTACCATTTTGTGCCTAATTAGTGTTAATTACTCGGCACCTTCACCTGCAGTTCCGTAAATGTTTTTAAAGTCTTTT